CTTTAGCGACTTTCGTTTGCGACCTTGGAAACTTTTTCGACTTTCAAAACGACTATCAAAATTTTAAACGACTTTCTCAGATGATTTTCTTTGCGACTTTCTATCGACTTTCCCGGGTAAAAATTCCACAGAGGTGTATAACTGAAAATTTAAAGAATTGTCTGACAATGTATAAATATACAAAATAATGCATAATATACATATTGTGAAAAATTATATAACTAGACACTAAGCCGGATCTAATAGAGTGTAGACACATACGGGCACAAAAAAGAAAGCCCGCAGCGTGTGGGCTCTCAATAAATTATATTTGTTCTTTTTATCAACTAATCGTATATCACAATTCAACGCGTCCGCGATACTCTCAATATTTAATCTATTGTTATATCAGTACTAACCCCGCCCGGATCTATAGCAATAATCTTATAGTTCATAGCGTTTAACATCTGTATGAATGCGGTTGTGTCAAGTTTAGACGCTTTTAATTTTGAACTTATAGCCGATTGCGTGGCATATCCCAGAGCTGCCGCAAGGTCGCTTTGAGTTGTGCCCGTTTTTTGCATTGCTTCTTTTATAAAATCATTAGGTAGCATATTGAACCCCCTTTTTATTATTTGAATATTACTATATTACAATATTCTAAGCGTGTCAATGCTAATATATCTATATGTCAATAATCGCATATAATAGGAAGAAAAAAATAATTTTAAAATTTCGATATTTGAGTATTGACATATTGCAATTAAAATATTATAATATGCACATAATCAAATAAAGGAATAACGCAATAAACAAATTGCAAAAAATGGAGGTATTAAAATGTATAGTAGTAATGAAATCAAAATGAACAACGGAAAATTTAAAGATTACGATTACAAAATGGCGGTATACAACGACGTTTTAAATTATGTAAAAGAAGAGATTGACCGTTCACAATTTGCAAGCTCCCAGGATTTGGCGGATTACTTAAAGCAAGTATTGAGAGATTGCGACGACGTGACGGGACGCGGTAGTCACTCATATACCTGTAATAGTGAATTATCAAGGTTATGGGTATCGCAAAATTTTGAGCTATTGGCTGAGGCTCTGGACAATAGCGGCTATAGCTTAAATGGTGTATTAGATACAATATACAGCGGTGCCGATGCCCTGGACGTGGTTATAAGATGTTATTTATTAGATGATGCGATAGATTTGGTATGCAGTGAAGATATAGAGGACGAAAGAAGGTAAATATATGTTAATTAAGGTTACTAAGAAATCATTAGAATTTTACGGACGCAATATTGTATATGTAGGTAATGGGGTTTTAGATCATTTATTAGCGTATTATACACGTTTCGCATATAATGCGGGGATGTTTCACAATTGGGACGCTTTCAATATATATGGGGTTATAATCGTGGTAGGTGGTCGCAATTTACCAGGTCGACCGGCTGAGGGTGCGGCAGAGTACGGAAAAAAGGCGAACGCGATTTTTAAAGATAATTATATATCATGGCAAGAACGACAGGAAAAAATCGAACAATTATTATATGAGTTTTGCAAGCTTAACGGCGGATTTTAAGGGGTATATATGTATAATTTAGAGTTTATAAAAGACGGTAAGGAATATAAGAAAGTCGATAAAAGAGTTGCAAGAAAATTATTTGACGCGGGCGGGGTTGTGTACCTTGCCCCATGCAAAGCGAACCCATGCTCGGATTGGGTCGGACTGATTGACATACGCAAAGAGTCGGCGGCGTTTGATACTGTGATAAATAAATTTGAATATTATAACTGTAATACAGAGTTGGGCAAGCGTGCCGCGTATTATGTAGAAAGCTGAGGTATAAAAATGATTAGTAAGTTTAATGCACTTTGTAAAGAGTACCGCGAAAATAAAAGGCTTATAGAGGAATTGGAGGCACTCCAGGACGTTATTAAGTCCGATATATTGGACATTATGGGGGATAGAGACATATTAGTAGATGGGGCGGACAAGGTGACATATAAAGAGATTGAGTCCCGCCGCTTGGATTCTAACCGCTTGAAAAAGGAAGAGCCGGCGACATATGACAAGTATAGCACATTGACAAGTTATAAAAGATTTTCAGTATATTAAGTTTAGGAAGGTATTATATTATGTATAGAGATAGGAAGACATCGCAAGCGGTAGGAAATGGAATCATTACTGTTTTAAAAGTTATAGGCATTATTATAGCCTTACCGATTTACATACTTGTAGAATTATCGAAAATGCAGAAATAAAAATTGAATATTGAGATATTAAGCCACTGTAAAAGGTGGCTTTTTTATTGCGTTGATGTGTGCCGATGTGTGCCCCCTGGGATGTATAGCCCTTGTATATAGCCCCCCCGGGGGGATAGCTTGTCACCATCGCAGCCCTGGGGAATGTGGTGAGTACCCCAAAATTACAAAAGGCGTCAAGAAAACACTTGACATACATCTAATCACATAATACAATCACTATGGAGGTAAATATGAATGGTCGTGAAATAATAAAAGCCATTATGGAGCAGCGTGGTATATCAAATATCGAATATGCTAAAGAACTTGGCATAACTAGGGCAGCCATTTGGGATAGACTTGACACACAAAAATCAAGGAAGGACATACCTGTATCAATGTTGTCCTCAATGGCTAAGGTACTGGGGTATAAGGTCGTGATAGTACCTATGGGGGTTAAGATAAAAAGTGGATATGTTGTTGATAACTAGGGAGGTGTGGTATGGATGAATTTGAGATTATCAAGCATATAATGATGCTAAACGATATAACATATGATGATTTGTCTGATAGAATGGGATATAAGTCAAAATCCGGTGCATATAAGACATTAAACGGTAGTCATATGTATGTTGATACCTTTGGTAGATACTTGAAAAAATTGGGTTATGAACTGGTAGTAAGGAAGAGTGAGAGTGATACTAAAGAGGAGTATATAGTCACTGAAGATAGTTACCCTTCGCCACTTAGGTTTCACGATATGGAGTTGGGATTAGATAGAATATTAAAGTAATGGGGGATTGGTTATGAAGTTATTATTACAAACGATAGGGTGTACTATTGTAGTATTTGCAGTACTTATAATAGTTGCTTTAATTTATGGTAGTGCTACGAGTACACAGGGTGTATCGGTACAGCGTGTAAATCAAGCTAAAAGCAATCAAGTTGAGACAAGTGTGAGTGAGACGGAGTCAGAAGGGATGGTTATAGCTGATAATAATTATTTTAAAGCAACATATCAAGGTATTAGTGAGAGTTTTGGATTTTATTATATGAATCTTAAATTTGAAAACAAGACCGATGGTGAGATAACAGTGGTACCTATGGAGTCTTCAGTGGATGATACAATGGTTATGTTTGCCACAGGAGTTCCGTCCACAATGCAGGCACACAAATCATATAATGCCGCGATAATGATAGGTTCCAACGAGCCTAAAAACAATATAGAGTTCAAATTATCGGCAATGGATGGGAATTGGAGTGAGTTATTCACAACAGATACAATAAAAATAGATTAGTAGATTAGTAGATTAGTATAGAGTGCGTTATCGCAAAGGGAATATCCCAATGTGGTAACGCTTTTTTAATGTTTTTTGGTGAAAGGAAAAAATGAGAGAGTTACTTGAAAAAATTTTCGAAAAAATAAAAAGGCACCCTAAGGATATATTAGGGTATGAAGATTTATACCATGTGTGTCTATCAAATATTGGCGAAGATAATAACTTGGCGATTGAGTATTTAAAGAAATTATCAGATACCATAGAGGAGGTAATGCCTAAGTTAGATGATATAGAGTTATTGCAGAAGCTGTTCGGACTACACAAGAAGGTGTTGCTTGGTGCAGCTCCTTATGATTTTGAAAGCTATATACTGTACATAGAGTGGGAAAGAGAACCCGATAAGAAGTTTTATCCGCCAAGAAGGAAAGTATTAAGACAAGTGGTAAATGCTTTACAGGAGTTGGCAGATGATAAGTTGGATTTACTTGCTGTGTCATTACCACCTGGTGCAGGAAAAAGTACCCTTGCTATATTTTTCTTAACATGGCTTGCAGGGAAGAGGCCGAACGAACCTAAGCTTACAGGTAGTCATTCTAATGCATTTATACGAGGTGTGTATGATGAGTGCTTAAGAATATTGGAAACAAACGGTGAGTATTTATGGCATGATGTTTTCCCTATGGTAAATGTATCAAGTACAAATGCTAAGGATTGTAGAATTGATGTAGATAAAAGACAGAGATTTGAGACATTGGAGTTTACATCAATTGGAACAGGTAATGCGGGATTATACCGAGCATCTGATTTACTTTACTGTGACGATTTGGTAAGTGGTATCGAAGTGGCTCTATCTAAGGAGAGATTGGATAAGCTTTGGGAAACCTATACCACTGACTTAAGACAGAGAAAAATAGGTAACCATTGTAAGGAGCTGCACATCGCTACAAGATGGTCTGTACATGATGTAATCGGTAGACTGGAAAGTCAGTACGGTAATTCGGATCGGGCGAAGTTTATAGTAATACCGGCTATGAATAAAGACGATGAATCGAATTTTGATTACGATTATGGAGTAGGCTTCACGACTGAATTTTATCGCGAACAAAGGGATATTATGGATGATGCAAGCTGGAGAGCATTGTACATGAATGAACCTATAGAGCGTGAAGGACTTCTTTACAATTCTGATGAATTACAGAGATATTTTGAACTACCTGACAGCGACCCTGATGCAGTGATTGCAGTTTGTGATACAAAAGACCGAGGAACAGATTATTGTGTAATGCCGATTGTATATCAATACGGTCAACGGTTCTTTATAGAGGATTTTGTGTGTGATAACAGCAACCCCGATATTGTGGAAGCTCGGCTTGTAGAAAGGCTGTTGAAACATCATGTCCATTCGGCTCAGTTTGAGTCGAACTCAGCAGGAGGTAGAGTTGCCCAAAAGGTGCAAGACGAGGTGAGAGAAAAAGGTGGAATTACGAAAATAACAACGAAATTCACAACCGCCAACAAAGAAACTCGTATCATTGTGTCATCGGGATATGCGAAAGAACACTTTTTATTCAAGGATGAAAACTACTGTAAGGAGCATAAAGAGTATAAAAAAGCTATGGATATGCTCTGCGGTTATACAATGGCAGGGAAAAACAAAAATGATGATGTGCCGGACGCAATCGCAATGATGGTGGATTACATCGACCGTTTGAGAGTGTCTAAGGTTGAGGTTTTTGCTCGTCCATGGTAATTATCGATGACTCCCCTTTGATAAACTACTATAATAATTATAGGAGGTGTTTCAATGTACACAGTTTATTGTCATGTTTTTCCTAATGGGAAAAAATACATCGGATTGACTCGGACAAGTGTCGAAAGACGATGGGGACACGGTTGGAATTATAAAACTTGTCCTCTTCTCTTTCGAGCCATTAAGAAATATGGTTGGAAAAGTGTTGAACACATCATTCTCTCAGAGGTTTCTTCTCTCGAAGAAGCTGAACAGAAAGAGCGAGAATTTATCAGCACATATAAAACGCAAGATCCTTCTTTCGGCTACAATATACTTCCGGGAGGAGATGTTTCTGATAATTGTGCAACTGAGGAAATGCGGTATAAACTTGGAAATGGTTGGAGAGGAAAACAAAGAAGTAAAGTCGAAAAGAGAAAAATCAGCAGAGGTGTGAAGAAAGTCTTTACTCGTGCGGAGAGTAATGGTCATTTTGGATTATCTCACTCACTTATTTCACGAGAGAAAATGTCAATGTCCCACACCGAAAAATGGGCGAATGACGAGAAACGAAGAACCGAAGCGAGTCTTCGTATGATAGAAAGAATGGCTGATTCTGCGTATAAGGCGGAGGTGCTTGAAAGATTGTCGCAGTATAAACGAAAACCGGGGGAGTGGAAAATGCCGGAACAAGCAAAAGCAAAACTAAGTGAACAAGCGAAGGGCAAGTGGATTGGTGATAAAAGCCCCTGTTCAAAACCAGTGTTGCAATATACTGTTAATGGAGACTTTATCAAACGATGGGCAAACGCAGGAGAAGTTGAAAGAGCGGGTATTGCTTCAAGGTCGAATGTTTCAAAGTGCTGTCGAGGGGTAGAGCATGTAAAGACGGTCGGCGGCTTTGTGTGGCGGTTTGAGGAGTGATTGCTCATACACTATAGCAGGTAAGAACAAGCATGATGATGTACCCGATGGTATGGCTATGCTTGCGGAGTTTGCACAAAGTATGAGTGCGTCTAAGGTTGAAGTGTTTAGCAGACCTTGGTAAATTGTGAATTATTATTGATAATTATGTATATTTATGCTATTATAACAATGTAAACATTATTTCCCTTACGAGGTGCAAGATTGCACGGAATCATAAGATTCTGAGTAGTCTTGCACCTTTTTATTGTATACGAAAGGAGGAGTATGAGGAATGAGACAAAGATAATGAATGGTAGACGAGTTATCAAGATGAGTGTAAAGGAAATAACCAAAGACAATTTACAGGATGTTCTCAGAAAATCCCTCGATATACATAATTTGAATAGCAGTGATATTGATTATTTATACAAGTACTATAAGGGTGACCAGCCGATAAGATATCGCGTGAAGGAAGTTAGACCTGAGATATGCAATAGGATTGTAGAAAATAGGGCGAATGAGATTGTATCGTTTAAGGTTGGTTATTTATGTGGAGAGCCTATACAGTATGTGAGTCGAAGTGGTGATGAAAATATTGTAAAACAGGTAAATCTTTTAAACGAATATATGTTTGCTGAAGATAAGGCATCTCAAGACCAGGAGATTGTAGAGTGGCAAATGATATGTGGTACGGCATTTAGACTTGTGTTACCTGATGGTTCTGATGATTTGGATGAAGCCCCTTTTGAAATATATACATTAGACCCAAGAAATACATTTGTAGTCTACTCAAGTGAAATAGGTAATACGCCTTTGATGGGTGTTAAATATTATGTTGATGATAATAATGTAACGCATTATTCGGTGTATACGAAGGATAATTACTTTACCATTGATGGTGATTTATTAACAAGCGTTCAACCACACGCACTGGGAGATATACCAATTATTGAATATCCGGCTAACAATGCGAGATTAGGTTCGTTTGAGATAGTGTTACCACTACTTGATGCGATGAACAATGTCGCAAGTAATCGTATGGATGGTGTAGAACAGCTGGTACAGGCGTTTATCAAGTTTATAAATTGCGACATCTCAAAAGAAGAGTACCAGGAGTTTCTTGAGTTGGGTGCAATAAAGGTTAAGTCGGTTGACGGACAGGCGGCAGATGTCGGTGTAGTTACAACAGAACTTAATCAAACACAATCACAGACACTTAAAGACGATTATTATAATGCGATGCTTACAATATGTGGAATGCCGAACAGAAACGGTAGTAAATCCACAAGTGATACAGGTGCAGCGGTTGTACTTAGAGACGGTTGGTCGGATGCCGAGGCAAGGGCAAAGGACAGTGAGAATGTCTTTAAGAGAGCTGAAAAGAAGATGCTTAAGCTGGTACTAAGGATATGTGAAGATTTAAGGGACAGTACACTGCATCTTAGAGACATTGATATGAAGTTTACCCGTAGGAATTACGAGGCTATACAGAGTAAATCACAGGTTCTCATTTCAATGTTACAGGAACCTAAAATACATCCTCAGTTGGCTTTCCAACACAGTGGAATGTTTAGCGATGCTGAGTCTGCTTATTCCATGAGTATGAAATACTATGAAGAGCAGATGATTAAGGAAAAAGAAATTATGTCAGAGAAGACGGAAATCACAGATGATATCACAGAAGATGTAAAAAGACAAAGGAGTAATGAATAATGAAGATAGATGTATCTAAGATTGAAGGATATGCGGATATGACACCTGAGGAGAAGATTGCAGCATTGGAGTCATATGATGCTGATGATAATCATGACGGATATATAAAGAAGAAGTTGTTTGATAAGACTGCATCTGAATTAGCTGAAGCTAAAAGACAGCTAAGAGCGAAGATGTCGGAGGATGAGGTCAACAAACAGAAGGAACAGGAAGAGAGGGCAGAACTTGAAGCCAAGTATAATGCTTTGCTTAGAGAAAGTAATATATCTAAGTATAAAGCTAAGCTACTGGGACTTGGATATGACGAAGAGTTAGCAGATTCCACAGCAGAGGCTATGATTGACGGTAACTCAGAAGTTGTATTTGCCAATCAGCAGAAACACCTAATCAGCGTTGAAAAGAAGCTGAAGGCTGATATTTTGAAGAATACACCGAAGCCAACAGGTGATGGCGAGGCTAAGAGCATGACCCTTGAGGGATTGAAAAAGATGTCTCCTACAGAAAGGTATGAGTTTTCAAAGACCAATCCCGAAGAATATAAATCATTGTATACAGAGACAGGAGGTAATGAGTAATGGCTCATACGATTTATGAAAATTTTTATCTATCCAATGAGGTAGAAGACCAGTACAAGTCGCATCTTGATTTGCAGCAGTTCTGTAAGGTGGACAATTCCCTTACCGGTACAGCAGGTATGAAGAGACAAATCAATGTGTATTCCGCTACTGATGGCACAGAGACCCTTACAATGGGTAACGGTAATACTAAGAGTATTGAAGTTAAGTATGCTAAGAGAGAGTATGAGATTTTGTTAGCACAGAACAGATTTAAGTACTTTGACGAACAGGAAATGACAGACCCTATGTTAGTCCCTGTTGGTGTAAGACATATGGGTACAGACCTTTTCAATTATGTAAATAAGAGTATCTACACTGAGTTTAAGAAGGCGAATATGGCGGTAGCGGCTGAGAAGTTGAATTTTGCAGCATTTGCGGACGCGGTAGCAAGTTTGAATATTGAGTATACAGATAATGAAGCCGAGAAGGTGGCAAGTCTTGCATTTGCATTCGTTAGCCCGGCTGATGTGGCTGAACTCAGAAAGAATTTGGCTGAGGATTTAAAGTATGTTGAGGCATTTGTTCGAACAGGATATGTCGGCACTGTTGCAGGTGTGAACATCTTCACTAAGAAGGATGCCGATAAGGGTACAGTAATTGTTGCCACAGGTACCGCAGTCACTCTGTTTAATAAGAAGGGTGTAGAAGTAGAGCAGGATAGGGATAGAGACAGACGTGAGAATACTATCTGGTCAAGAAAGTATTATCTTGCGGCTCTCACAGATGCCACTAAGGCGGTTAAGGTTATCGCGGGTAAGGCTAAGAAGAGTACCGATGCCACAGTTACAGCCGGTAAGGTTTATTACAAGCCTAATGGTACAGGATACATTGTTGGTACTCCTACCACTAACCCAAGTACCGAAGGATTTTATGAGATAGGTTAAGTATGACTAATGAGGAAAAGCTTGAAATGTTAAAAGCTATGATAGGTGATAGTACAGATAGTAATATCGTGCTATCCACCTATCTGAAGATAGCAGGGGACAAGATAATAAATAAAGCATATCCTTATGACAATGACATAACCGAAGTCCCTAGTAGGTACGATGTATTACAGTGTGAGTTAGCTGCGTATTTGTTAAATAAAAGAGGTGCTGAAGGTCAAACATCACATTCGGAGAATGGTATAACCCGTAGTTATGAGAATGCGGATATACCAACATCAATGCTTAGGAGTGTGACACCACATGTGGGGATAATAAAATGAAAACGATGAATAGAAATAAAAGTAAATTTTATTATGCCCTATATGTGGATAAAGTACCTAAAGTTGATGAATATGGGAATAACACAGGCGAATATGAAAGGCGATGGGGTAATCCTATCGAATGCTTTGCCAATATTTCAGCTGCTAAAGGTGAGACGAGTACCAGACAGTTCGGTGAAAGCGAGAATTACGATAGAGTAATTGTAATGGATAAAGGTGCCCCACCGATAGACGCATATACAATACTATGGGTAGACACTGTACCGAAGCTGAGTGAAGACGGTTCCTTACTACTAAATGACGATGGTAGTACGGTCACACCACATGACCATATTGTAAAAAAGGTAGCGAAGAGCATTAACAGTGTTTCAATTGCTATAAGTAGGGTAGAAGTAAGTGGGTAGAAGTGTTATTTCGGTAACCCTATCTGAAGAGGGTATAGATAGAGCACTCAATGACTTGAATAAATACAAAGAAGAATTCAATAGAAAAGTTAAATTATTTCAAGACAGAGTAGCGAAAGCTTTAGCTAAGGAATCTCAGATCGGGTTTAATGGTGCGATACTTGACGATTTGGTAGACGATACGGATATATCGGGACAAGTTGATGTTACGGTTGATACAAGGGGTGATGTCTCAGTTGTAATCGCAAATGGAGAAGATGCAGTATGGATTGAGTTCGGTGCAGGTGTATATCACAACGGTTCAATCGGTACTTCACCACATCCAAAGGGTACTGAACTGGGATTGACTATAGGTAGTTATGGTAAAGGTTATGGTAAGAAGACAACATGGGGATATTTTGAAGATGGAGAACTTAGGCTCACACATGGTACACCCGCAAGTATGCCTATGGCGAAAGCTGTAACCACTGTTTGTAATGAGATAGTAAGCATCGCAAGGGAGGTATTTGGATGATTGATATTGAAAATGAGATATTTCAAAGATTAGCTACAATCGTACGAAACAAATATCCGAAAATCTTTATGACAGGTGAATATGTAAAAGCCCCACCGTCCTTCCCTTGTGTGTCTATTATTGAGATGGACAATCAAGTACTTAGAAGTACAAGAGATTCAAGTAATATCGAAAACCATGTACAGGTACTATATGAGGTAAATGTTTACTCTAACAAGACAAGTGGTAAAAAGAGCGAATGCAAGGCAATTTTAGCAATTATTGATTCTGAAATGGGAGAATTAGGATTTACAAGAACAATGATGAATCCTATCCCTAACGAAGAAAATGCAACGATATATAGAGTGGTTGCAAGATATAGAGCAATCATATCTAAGGATAAAACGATTTACAGGAGGTAAATATAGATGGCTATTAGTACATATAAGATTTTTCTTATGTTAAAAGGTGCTACAGCTTTTGAGAAGCTAATTGATATTAAAGATTTTCCGGATTTAGGTGGAGCACCTGAGATGCTTGAGACAACAACATTGTCAGATTCAATGCAGACATATATACCGGGTATTCAGTCACTCAGTTCACTTGAGTTCTCTGCAAATTATGATTTGGATGAATATAAAAGACTTAAGCAGATGGAAGGTACTGAGAAGGAGTTTGCTGTATGGTTCGGTGGTAACGAGACAGGTGGAACACTTACACCAACAGGTGATAAAGGCAAATTTAAGTTCAAGGGTTCCCTTTCGGTACATGCAAAGGGTGGTGGTACCAATGAAGTTGTAGGTATGACGATTACAATTGCACCGTCCACAGTAATTACAATTGACAATTAGGAGGAATTATAAATGGCTAAGCAGCTTAATTTTGAATTTGAGGGTAAGGAATATACCATTGAGTTCACACGAAGAACAGTAACAGAGATGGAGAGAAAAGGTTTTGTTGTGCAGGATGTGGAGCGTAAGCCAATGACAACATTACCGACATTATTTGCAGGTGCGTTTTTAGCACATCACAGGGGTGTGAGACAGGATATCATTGATAAGATATTCGCACATATGACAAACAAGGAAGAATTGATTGGTAAGCTTGCGGAAATGTACAACGAACCGATTCTTACACTTGTGGACGAGCCGGAGGAGTCCGAGGGAAACCTGAAGTGGACAGCGACCTGGTAAAGTCGTTGTCTGAAATCCGAGAAAAGGGGGAGGAAATCCCCTCCTTTTCGTATACAAAAGCAATATATTCAAGATTTGCTTTTCATTTAGCCATAGGGATGACTGAAGAACAGTATTTCGATGGTGACAGTACACTTGCGAAGTACTACCGTGACGCTGATGAATTGCGTAAAGAACGCATGAATCAAGAATTGTGGTTACAAGGTATGTATTTTTACGATGCAATGTCAAGGTTATCGCCGATACTTAAAGCATTTGCTAAAGCAGGAACTAAGCCTATGCCATATGTGGAAGAACCTTATCCTATCAATGATAAGTCTAAGAAGGAGTCTGAAGAAAAGAAAGAAAAGGCGATGTCTGATAAGGGGCTTAGATATATGCAGGATTATATGATAAAAGCAAATAAGCAATTTGAGGAAAGGAAGTGAGATTATGGCTACTACAATTGAACAACTTGAACTTGAAATACACTCAAATTCTACATCGGCTGTTAGTGGTATAGACGCACTTTCTACTTCTTTATCTAAGCTAAAAAATGCATTACAGGGTGGATTAGGTCTTACGGCTGCAACCAATCAGTTGAGGAATTTAAACAATACTATCAAGGAAATGGATGCAGGTAGTTTTGAGAAATTATCCAAACTTGCTGAAGGTTTAGAGAAGTTGAAGAGCGTTGGTAGCTTTAGAATCTCACCAACAATCAGCAGACAGCTTAGTAATATCGGTACAGCAATCTCATCATTAAGTGGTGTTGACTTCGCTGGTATTGAGAGATTTTCATCCGCATTGGAACCCTTGAAACATATGGGTAGAATCACTGGATTATCTTCTGTTATAAATGCTTTATCTAAACTACCAACGGTTGCACAATCTCTTAATACTATGGATATGGAATCATTTACCCGTAGAATTAGGGAATTAACCAATGCTCTATCACCTTTGCCGATACGATTGAATATTATATCCAATACATTTAATCGTTTACCTAATAACATAAGACGACTGATTGATAATACTGATAGATTGACACAGGTGAACAATAGAACTCATAGGAGTTACATTGACCTATGGGCTGGGATAAATCTTGCAAAGGATGTATTTATTAAAATAGGTCGTACTATTGCAGGATTTATTGATAAATCTAACCAATATATCGAAGATTTAAACCTATTCCATGCGTCTATGGGTGAATACGCGTCTGAAGCTAAAGAATATGCCGAAAAGGTAGGCGAAATTCTTGGTATAGACCCTGGAGAGTTCATGAGAAACCAGGGTACATTCAATACTATAATTAAAGGTTTCGGAGTAGCAAATGAACAAGCAAATTTGATGTCGAAAAACCTTACTCAATTAGGATATGATATTGCATCTTTTTATAATATCTCATTTGAGAACGCAATGCAAAAGTTACAATCGGGTATATCGGGTGAATTGGAACCTTTGCGTAGACTTGGTTATGACTTATCGGTGGCAAGATTACAGGAAGATGCACTTGCACTTGGTATAAAGAAAAAAGTATCGCAAATGACACAGGCTGAGAAATCACAGTTGAGATATTATGAAATCATGACGCAGGTTACTACTGCACAAGGTGATATGGCAAGAACCATGAACGCACCTGCCAATCAGATTCGTATATTTAAAGCACAGCTTACTCAGTGTGCCAGAGCATTGGGAGATATCTTTATCCCGGCAATGAATGCAATATTACCATATGCCATTGCTATAGTTAAAGTAATCAGACTTATTGCCGATTCTTTAGCAAGTGTTATGGGATTTAAGCTACCCGAAGTGGATTACTCAGATGTAACTAAAGGTCTAAAGGATACATCCGGTGGAATGGATAAGTATAAAGATAGTACTGATAAAGCTACAAAAGCTACCAAAAAGCTTAAAAATGCGATGCTTGGAATAGATGAACTTAATATATTATCTAAAGACGATGATGCATTAAAGGATTTGGAGGACGATGCAGGTAAAAGTAACGATTTAGGTATTAAATTACCTGAGTATGACTTCTTGAAAAATGCTGTAAGTTCTAAAGTAGATGCAATAGTCGATATATTGAAAGGTGCGTTAGCACAAATTGAAGCTGCTATAAGTGTATTCGCATTGGTATTCGGTACAATCCTAGTAGTAAGTGGAGTAGATATACCACTTGGTATAGCCTTGATTGCGGTAGGTGCAGTAGGGTTAGTGCATAGCATTGTAACAAATTGGAATGCGATGTCCGAACCTTTAGCACGAACACTCACATTCCTTTTAGGATTGCTAGGTGGATTCTTCTTTGTACTTGGTGTAATCCTTGTATTGACTGGAAATGTACCTTTGGGTATAGCGTTGATGGTTATAGGTGCGGCTGCAATAGTAACAGCATTAGCTATCAACTGGACTAAGCTTAAAGGCGATATAGAGAATGTATTGGTAATTC